AGAAAACTGGAGGGGAAATAGGAATAACTCTCATGAAAAGTGTCCGTAATTGTAAGTTTTCAGGATAGTTGAGAAATATAGGCCGGTCAAAGGGTTTGATATGAAATATCCCGGAAAAACACGGGAACTGGCCTAAAATCAAGGGATTTCAGCGATAAACAAGCGCAAAACCGAGGAAGAAATTGTAGTCCTGTGAAAATGGGATTGCAATTTCTTTTTTTGTTTTTTACCCCCACCAGGCCACCAGGGAGGCAGTCAGGCGGCAGGGTTTTAAGAGGCCCTTTTAAGAGCGTTTAAGCGGGCAAGGCGGCAGGCACGGCGAGAGGGCGAAAAGCCCGGCGCGGCGGTGGTTTGCGGGGTTTTAAGAAAACAAAAAAGACCTTTTAAGCGGGGCGCGCGCTGGGCGGCTTCTCCCCTGCTTGAAAGGTCTTTTTCTTTGTTTTAGAGCATGGAAAGCCCGCGCATTTTCTGCACGGGCTAAAAAATCATGCGCGCGCCCCAGAAACCGGGGTTTTGCGGGCGCTCAGCTCTGAAAATGTTCGGGCCAGAATGCACGGGCTAAAAGGGCCGGACAAGCGGGCTTTAAGAGGCGCTTAAAAGGCAGCCTTTAAGAAAATACGGCAGCACCGCGAGTATAACGAAATTCGTGATTTTCTCACAAAACGGTCACAGGGCAGAGTGCGCGTGGTAGCCTGTCCATGTGGAAATAAGAAGCTATCCCTATTCTTTCTTATCCGCGCCATCACTGGTGAGGTGTTCCACATCAACCGCAACATTCCGGATCATGGAGATGGCGGTCTGCCTCTTGGATGCGTCCTTTAAGTTCAACACACTGCGGAGCTGTACCAAAATAGTGAAAACGGCCTGCTGCTCCTCAGCGGAGCAATCCTTCAGTGTATCGTTCAACTGGCGTAGCTGATCGGGGAAGCTCGCACGGATCGCCGCCATTATTTCAGGATCCTCCCATGAATATTCGGGAGTGCGCTCACTGCTCTCCCCCCGTAGATATTCTCCAGTCACATTGAAATACCGCTCCAATGCAACCATCGCTCTGGAATTGGGTTCCCTTCGACCATTTTCATAATTGATTATGGACTGAAGGGCTATTCCGGTACTGGTAGCAAGTTCTTTTTGTGTTACTCCGGCAGAAATCCTTAACTCTTTCAGGCGGCCTGCAATGCTCATAAAATCACCTCGGAAAATAGTATATCAAATCCTGTCCATACGGACAACGAAAAAATAAAAAAAGTGCTTGACTTGTCCGTATGGAATGTATATTATAATATACGAGCATCCCAAATGAACAACAACAGAGGAGGTTTAGATATGTACCTAATTCCCAAGGTCGAGGAAATCCGTGAAAGGCGACTGGCTGCAAACCTCTCCCAGCACGGCCTGTCGTTGAAAGCGGGTCTGGGCGGTCAGGCAATCAACCGCATTGAGCGCGGCGAGACTGTTACAGTTCACCCGCTGCGGGCCAGAGAAATTGCCAAGGCCCTGCATTGCAAGGTTGAGGACATATTCGCCGATGCGAAAGGGGCATAAACATGGAACTTAAAGACTTCATGCCTGTTTTAGAGTGTGCCCTGAAGTGTTCGGATGAAAGTATCGTTGAGGTTTCTCAAAATCCCGCCAGCGACAATGAAATCCGTGTTTTTCTGGATGATGGGAAAGGTGGCTGCTGCATCACTGTTGGAATTGGAGATGTTCCACTGTTGAATGTTTTGGCGATGGTATCCCTCGCAGTCATAGATGCACTCCGCGAAAATGATGATACCACAAAATAGCCGAAACCGCCAGGAAACTGGCGGTCTTACGGGGATGACCTCCCGTGACTGACGAGGCAGGTTATGTGAAGTTAGAAGAAGGTCAACAAAGGCAGGTGACGAAAAGTGGGAATTCAGCTAACGACGCGAGAAGTGGCGGCACTATGCAACAAGCACGAAAGCACAATTCGTCGCTGGGCTGAAAGCGGGAAAATCCCCGCTGAAAGGGTTTTGAACAAATTCAATTCCCCGGAGTACCTTTTCAACCTGGACGCTCTGGAACCCCACCTGCAGCAGAAGTATTTTGATGGGCTGAAGCTGACCCCCTCGCCGGAGGTGGCGCAGACCCTGACCAAGGAAGCCAAGCCGCTGGACACCTATTCCGCTGATGAGCAGGAGGAGATCGCCTTCTGGCTCCGGCTGGTGAAGCGGTGGCAGGACTACCGGAACAAGCCGGGGGCCAACAAGACCGAGGTGGACGCGCGCTTCGTGCAGTGGTGCAAGCTGGAATACCCGGAGCGGGCCATTTCCGTGGACACCCTATACCGCCGCTGGAACGCGGTGCGGGATAACGACCTGGATGGCCTGATCGACAAGCGTGGCAAGTGGAAGAAGGGCAAGAGCAGCATCCCGGATCCTATGTGGCAGGCATTCCTATACTTCTATCTGGATGAGCGGCAGCACCCCCTGAAAAAGTGCTACGAGTACACCAAGCTGGAGATGCAAACGAGCTTCCCGGAGCTGGTGGGGGATATGCCGAGTTACACGACCTTCTACCGCAGGGCGCAGACCGACATCCCGGAGCCGCTGAAGGTGCTGGGACGGGAGGGTGAGAAAGCCTTCCGCGACCGCTGCGCCCCGTATATCCGCCGTATCTACGACGAGATGCGGAGCAACGAGTGGTGGATCGCCGACAACCACACCTTCGATGTCATCACCGAGGGCGAGAACGGCCAGCGCCACCGGCTGTACCTGACGGCCTTCTTCGATGCCCGGTCGGGCATCTTTACCGGGTGCTATGTCACCAACGCCCCCAGCAGCCAATCCACCCTGATCGCGCTGCGGCGCGGCATCCTGAAATACGGCATCCCGGAGAACATCTATGTGGACAATGGCCGCGAGTTCCTGACCTACGATGTGGGCGGCCTGGGCCACCGGAAGAAGAAGCCGAAGGACGGCCAGGAGCGGTTTGAGCCGCCCCCGGTATTCGAGCGGCTGGGCATCCACATGACAAACGCCATTGTGTGTAACGCAAAGGCGAAGGTCATCGAGCGGCGCTTCCGGGATGTGAAAGACCACCTCTCCCGCCTGTTCGACACCTTCACCGGAGGCAATGTGCTGGAGAAGCCGGAGAGCCTGAAGTTCATCCTTAAGGACGGCAGGATCCCGCTGGACTCCACCCTGGTGGAAACGGTGGAGGAGCTGCTGGACTGGTATTTCAACCAGCAGTCCTACGGCGGCGCGGTGGCCAAAGACCACGGCAAGCCCCGCCAGCAGGTCTACAACGAAAATCTGCACACCAAGCGGGTGGCCAGCGCCGAGGACTTAAACCTGATGCTGATGCGGAGCAGCCGGGCGCAGAAGGTCACGCGTCGGGGCGTACACCTGGACATCGCGGGACAGCGCATCGACTACTGGAACGACGAGCTGGTGTTCCAGTACCTGGGCCAGCAGGTCTATTACCGCTACGACCCGGACGATCTGAGCGAGGTGCGGGTGTACGACCTGCAAGACCGCTTCATTATGACCGTCCCCGCTGACAACACGGCGGTGCTGACCTACGGGGCCAGCAAGGAGGAGGTCAAGGAGGCCATGGCCAAGGTGCGGCGCATGGAGCGGATCACCAAGGAAGCCAAGAAGGTCAGCACCTTCCCGGCCTTCGGGCGGCACACGGCGCTGGAGCTGGTCATGGAAGCCGCCCACGAGAGCAAGGTTGCCCGGATCGTCCCCGCCGCATCCCCGAAGGTATTGGAGCTGCAGCGGCCTGATGAGGAGCCATTGCTGAAGGCGGTGGCTGGTGGCCCGGATCTGGATACGATGAACCGAAACGCAATGAAACGAAATGGAGGAGCCGAGTATGAGTAAGGAATACAACAGCACACTGCAGGCACGGGTGGAGCAGTTCCTGAAGGAAAAGAACATCAGTCAGGCCAAGGCCGCCCCGCTCATGGGGATCAGCCAGACGGCACTGAGCCAGTACCGCCGCAGTATGTATGACAACGGCGACATCGCGGCCCTGGAGGGCAAGCTGGAGGAATTCTTCCGCACCCAGGAGGAGCAGGAGGTCAACACCGAGAAAGCCCTGCCCTACCGCCCCACCCAGGACTACATTCCCACCTCCATTTCGGAGGATGTGTATAAGCTCATCCGCTACTGCCAGCTGGAGAAGGGCATGGTCATCATCCACGGGGACGCGGGAATCGGCAAGACCAAGGGGGCCGAGCGGTTTGTGCGGGAAAACCCCACGGCCAGCGTCTACATCCAGGCGACGCCCAGCACCGGCACCCTGGGGAACCTGCTGAAGGTGCTGGCGCGGGCGCTGAAGGTGCCGGAGACCCGGAGCAAGTTGGATTTGACGCTGGCCATCCGGGAGAAGCTGGAGGGCACAAACAAGGTCATCATCATCGATGAGGCCCAGCACCTGCAGCTGCGCTCCCTGGAGGAGATCCGCACCTGGGCGGACGCAAACCCCATCACGGGGCAGCAGGGCGTGGGCATCGCGCTGATCGGCAACACGGAGGTCTACACCCGGATGGTGGGCAAGCAGGAGGCACGGTTCGCCCAGCTGTTCTCCCGCATTCGCATGAACCGCTACTACAGCACCCGCAAGGTCACCGACGAGGATGTGGCGAAGCTGTTCCCCAAGCTGGCCGAGGATGGCCGGAAGAAGGAATTGAACTTCCTGCATGGCATCAGCCAGTCCAAGTGGGGCATCCGAGGCGCAGTGAATGTCTACAACAACGCGGTGAACAACGAAAACATCAGCTACGACGGGCTGTATGCGATGGCCCGCACCATGGGCATCGGCCTGGTGTAAGGGGGTGACTGCATGACAGCGGTGGCGGTAACAGCAATCATCTGTGTAACCATTATCATTCTGGCGTGGATGAACAAGAGAAAATAAGGAGGACGGGACAATGAAGAGGGTGAGCAAACTGCTGCTTTTGGTTTTGGGATTTTCCGCAGGACTTCTCGCTGGGGCGTTTATCCGGCTGGGATTTGAGATCATCAATGGCCGCCCAGTGTCCATCGGGGGCGAAGCGTTGCTCCTTCCCCTGGTGATCCTCCTGATTTGCTTCGGATTCTCGCTGGGAAAAGAGGTCAGGGTGCAGAGGAATTTCAGCAAGGCCTATGAGCGGGGCTACCGGAAGGGGTACGGCGAGGGGCTGGAGGACGGGACAGTGGAGATCCACAGACACATTGATGTGTACCACTTCCCGGAGAAGTTTCAAATCAAGTGAGCGCCTGGGGCTTCGGCCCCGGCCTTAATGCAGCTCCCCCAAGAGGGAACGGTCACAAGCCCGTGGAAATGCAGAGTGAGGCAAGTCACGGAGGCGGTTTGATGCGCTATCCCAAGAAACTATCCAAGCGGGCGGATGAGATCCTGGCCGCCCGCCGCCAGACCGCCCAGGAGCGCCACAGGAGCGCAATGGCGGCCCTGAATGAGCAGCACCCGGAGATCAATGCCGCAGGACGGGAGCTGGCGCGTCTATACGCACAGCGGGCGCGGGCCAGCCTGACCCATGACCAGGACACAAGCGAGATGGAGGAGGCAATCCGGGCAGCACAATCACGCCGGGCAGCGGCCCTGGCCGCCGCAGGCGTAACAGAAGCCGACCTGGAGCCAGCCTATACCTGCCCGCTCTGCAGAGACCGGGGCGTGAAGGAGGGCGGCCAGATGTGCGAGTGCCGCCAGGTCATCCTGAACCAGCTGGTGTACGAGCAGCTGTGCGATGTGTCCCCGGCGCGGGAATGCAGCTTCGAGAACTTCGAGCTGCGCTACTACGACGAAAAGCTGCGGCCCATTATGCGAAAGGTGGTGGAGAGCAGCCAGCGGTATATCCGGGAGTTCGGTGGCCAGAATCAGAGCCTGTTGTTCACTGGGGCACCGGGGCTGGGCAAGACCCACCTCTCCCTGGCCATCGCCGAGGGGGTGGCCAAGGCGGGCCACCTGGTTATGTATGTGTCCGCTCCGCACCTGATGGATCAACTGGAGCTGGGGAAATTCCATAAGGACGATGCGGCGCTGGAGTTCCGGGAGGTCATCTTCGGGTGCGACCTGCTGGTGATCGATGACCTGGGCACCGAGCTGGTGACCCGCTACACGCAGGCAGAGGTCTATGACCTGGTCAACCACCGCCTGAACACGGGCAAGCCCACAATCATCAACACCAACCTGGGACTGCAGGAGATCGAGCGAACTTACAGCAGCCGGGTGCATTCCCGTCTGGCGGGGATGTACGCAGTGGTGCAGTTCAGAGGCCGGGACATCCGGCTCCAGAAAAAGCAGGAGGGCTGACGATGAAGGACAGGGCACAAGACAGGAGCCAGCGGCGGGCCTGCACAGGCCGGTTCTGCACCATCTTCTACTGCGACAAGGTGCAGGCAAGCCGCTGCTGCGCCGACTGCGACAGGCAGTGCGCCAACGCCTGCCAGAACCATCCATCGCGGTGCGGGCTGGAGGACAAGGCCCGCAGAAGGAGGGGAAGAAAGTGCTGACCATCACGATCCAGGTGAACGCGCCGTCCGGCCAGGCTATCGGTATCAAGGAGGACATCGCCGCCTATCTGGAGAAGTTCGGCGACGCCAGTGTAGTGTCCATCGTGGAGAAGCTGCCGGAGCAGCTGCGGATGGACGGCCCACCGCAGCGCGGCGCTGGCCCCGCCGAGCGCACCCGGCAGGCGGTCTACGCAACCGGGAACAAGTGGGCCATCGAGAACTTCGAGGCCACACATGGATGAATGGGAGGTGATGCCCGATGACGAAAGAGGAATGGAAGCAGGCGGAGGAGGCCCTGACCCACTTCTTCCATCCGGTGGAGCTGAAGGTGGACGGATACGACATCACCCTGATTTTGGAGCGGGTGAGCGTGTATCAAAACAAGATCATGGTCTATATCGGCGGCGAGTTCCGGGGCCAGTGGATGGCCGAGGATTGCGAAGTGCGCCGCCGCTTCCTGCAGGAGCAGCGGCACAACATCCTCTCCGGCAAAGAGAGGGCCGAGTTCGAACGGCTGCCGAAGCGGAGGCAGAAGGAACTGCGCGAGAAGTACCCCATGCAATATTCCTGCTTCACCCCGCAGTGGTCATCCTTTCGGGCGCTGAAGAGACACTTCTGCGCCAACAACCAAAGCATCGAACTGGTCAAGGTATGAGCAGGGGGCTTCGGCCCCCGGCCTTAATGCAGCTCCCCTCCAGGGGAACGGTCACAAGCCCGTGGAAATGCAGAGTGAGGCATCACAAGAACAGAAGGAGGTTAAGCCAATGCGAAACGCATCGAAGCGCATGGGGAAAAAGGGCACCCTGACCATCCCGCAGCACCTTCGGCACGAGCTGGGGCTGGACGGCGGCACCGCCGTGGATCTGACCCCTACGGGGGACGGCGGGCTGGTGATCCAGAAGCACCGCCCCACCTGCAATATCTGCCAGGGCACCTATGAGGTGGTGACCTTCCGGGGCTTCCAGATCTGCCGGGAGTGCTTCCTGGGCATCCGGGAGGAGGTCGAGAAACTTGGCTGACACACTGGTGGAGTTGAAAAACAAGAAGGAAGAGCGGGTCGACCAGGTACGGCGCTATGTGGACGAGTACGCGGCCCTGGCGCTGGAGGCTGACCGCATCAAGCAGCGGATGGACTGGCTGAAGGGCCAGTTTGAAACCATGGCCACAGTCGCGCTGAAGGACACCAAGCTGCTGTCCATCAGCTATTGGGGGAGCCAGAACAGCCGGGTGACGGTGACGAACACGGCCACGGTGAAGCCCATCTCCCTGACCATGGTGAAGAAGGTGCTGGGCGAGGTGGCCGGGGACTTCGTGAAGTCCGAAACCGTGGACAAGATGACGGAATCCTGCAAGCGGCTGCTGGCCATGGTCTGCCAGGGCAACTTCACGATGGGCAGCCTGGAGGAGACCATCCGGGCCATCACCAGCGACGCCAAGATCCAGGCGACCCTGCGGAAGAAGCTGAAGGGGCGCTATGAGAAGGACAAGGCGCTGCTGGAGAAGGTGGCGGGGCTGCCGGAGCAGGAGGCCAGCGACTGGGCGTTTCTGGCCGCCGAGGTCATCAACTGGGAATGGCTGGCGCAGGTTCTGGAGGCCGCAGGCTGGGAGGGCACCACCCAAGAGGCCATTGACATCATCCGCGCCGCCGTGATCGTGGAGGAAGGCATGAAGGTCGGCGTGGAGGCCGAGCAGCCGGAAGTGTAACAGAAAGGAGGGGCGGGCATGGCAGCCATCAACGCCCAGCAGATCAGGAAGATCTATGCCATTGGGAATGCCCTGGGCATTGTGGAGCGCGGGAACGAGGACGATGACCTTCACGCGCTGGTGTCCGCCCTGACCGGGAAAGACTCAGTGAAGTCCCTGACCTACACGGAGGCCCAGGCGGTGATCGCCGACCTGCAGAAGCGCCAGGGCGCGGCTCCGCTGCCCCGGCACAAGCCCAAGACCCACCCGGAGCGGCCAGGCGGGGCCACAGACGGCCAGCAGCGAAAGGTGTGGGCGCTCATGTATCAGCTGGCCAAGGCGGATAAGGAGCCCAGCACGGCCTCCCTGGGGGAGCGGCTGTGCGGCATCATCCGCAAGGAGCTGAAGGTGGACTCCACCCCCCAGCAGCCCTTTATCTGGCTGGACTTCCGGGCCTGCAACAAGCTGATCGAGGTGCTGAAGGGGTATGTGAACAACGCAAAGCGAGGTGGTGGGCACGGATGAGCGCGCTGGATCGGGTGCAGATGTCCGACCTGGATGAGGAACAGCAGCAGGTCGCTGAGCTGATCGGCCTGGACAACTACAAGCGGCTGGTGTCTGTGTTCGGGGGCCTGTCTATCTACATCCCCAAGGCGGACGCCTGGGAGCGGATGGCCCGCGATGAGCAGATCCGCGAGGAGTTCGATGGATACAACTTCAAGGAGCTGGCCGGAAGGTACGGATTGACAGAAGTGCGGATCAGGAGTATTGTATCAGATAAGATGCGGGAGGTGCGCACCCGACCTATGGATGGGCAACAATCCCTCTTTTAAGCAATTTCATAAAGGGCTTTATTTTCCCGCTTCGCAAATAGAAGGTACAATCGGTGTAAATCCGATGTACCTTCTATTTTTTTGCGCGGAGGTTTTTGTTATGACATTTGACGCTGGAACCTGGTGGCTGGCCGTGCTGCTGCTTGGATTTGTAACCGCCGGGCTGGTCTATCTGCTGAAGCGTTCTCTATTTGGACGCATCGACAAGCTGGACGAGTCGATGAAAGAAATCAGCGAAAACAGCGTGAAGAAGTCCGACTACGAGAGTACGGTTCAATCCCTGCAGGCAGACATCAAGCAGATCCGCGCTGACTACACCCCCCGCGCCGAGCACCGGAAGGATCTGGACGAGTGCCGTGGGGACATCAAGCAGATCAAAGCGGACTACATCACTAAGGAGGACTTCTTCCGGGAGCAGGCTAAGACAGACCGGAAGCTCGACCGGATCATGGATATATTGCTGGAAATGAAAGGGGATAAGAAGAGTGAGTAATCTTGAAAAGCGCGCTCTGCGGGCGGGCAGCTTTGTTCATAACAACGGCAAGGTGCTGCGGACGGTGAACATCCTCCGGCTGAAGTACAACAAGCTGACGGGTGTGCAGAGTGTCCTGGAGGATGACGGCATCGCCGAGGATGAGTTTCTGGACAGCGTGAACTTCCTGACTGAAGAGGGCTACATCCATCTGCGGCGCATCTCCAACAAAGAGCCTGCGGCCCTGGCCGACACGGACTACACGGCGCTGGAGGCCAAGCTGACGGGCAAGGGCATCCGGCTGCTGGCCGGTGGCATCGAGGACGATATGATCGAGGTGTAAGGGATGGGTAAGAAAGCGGGCAACCGAAAGCACAGCAAAATAGACGCTCTCGACCCCGCCCTGCGGGAGACAGTGGAGCAGATGCTCCTGTCCGGCAGCACCTATTCCGAGATCGTAGACTTCCTGGGGGCAAACGGTGTGGGCATCTCCGTTGCCAGCGTCTGCCGCTACGCCAGAGCATATCAGGCGGAGGTGCAGATGCTGAACATGGCCCAAGAGAACTTCCGGCGCATGATGGATGAGCTGGACAAATACCCCGACCTGGACACCACCGAGGCCATCATCCGGCTGACCAGCCAGAACCTGCTCAACGCCCTGGCCAACACCTCGGAGGAGGATTGGCAGGGGGTAAGCATCGACAAGATGCTGCGGGAGGCCAACGCGCTGGTGCGCGCAGCGGCCTATAAGAAGCGGGTGGAGATCCAGAACCAGGACACCACAGAGGCGGGCCTGGACGCGGTGAAGTCCCTGGTGTGGCAGGCCATGGCCAAGGAGCGGCCTGACCTTTACCGCCAGGTCAATGAGTTCCTGAACAGCAAGAAACAGGACGGACTGGAAGCGAGGTGAGGACATGGTAAGATGGTATGTCCTGCAGGTATCAACCGGGCAGGAAACCGGGGTGCGCGACGCGCTGCAGGGCCTGGGCATCCGGGCGGCAGTGCCCCGCGAGGAGCGGGCGATCCGCAACGGCGGAGGCTGGACAACGAAGGTCTACACGCTGCTGCCGGGCTATGTATTCCTGGCGCTGGAGTACAGTGCGGAGAACTACTACCGGGTGAAGGCGATCCCCCATGTACTCCGCTTCCTCGGCCCCAACGGGCTGTCCCCCTCCTATCTGACCCACCTGGAGGTGGAGTGGCTGCGGCTGCTGGACAACGGCGGCGAGGTGCTGAAGCCCTCCAGGGTGGAGACGCTGCCGGAGGGCGGTGTGCGGATCGTGGAGGGTGTGCTGAGGCACTTCCCCGTCAGCCGCATCGACCTTGACAAGCGCGCCCGCCGCGCCAAGGTGGAGATCAGCTTGTGCGGGGAGCTGAAAACACTCACCCTCTCCACGGAGGGCGGTGAGGATGAGGACGAGAGTTCTTAAAGGGCGTTTACAGGAAGCCGGACAAAGCAGGCGGTTGATTCGTCCCGCCTGGGGAGGCCGGTGGAAATACAGTGCAAAAGAACCGGGCTGAACAGCAGGCTGGGTGGCGAAGCACACCCCTTCGCCCCCTGTTTTTCACCCCCGGTTCTTTCTATTGCCCGGAATACCGTTTAAGCCGCGCACAAACCCCTTTAAATTCGCCGCACCGGGCAGGCGGGGGTAATTCCCCAAACGGCCCGGAAAGGCCGCTGTGGGGCGTTTACGGCCCCCTGTTGAAAGCGGGAGGAGGACAGGCCATTTTGAATAAGCGAAAAAAGCAGAGCATCAACGCCCTGGCGGGAGCCATCGCCGAGGCAGAGAGCCAATTATACAGTGAGGAGGGTACAGATTTAAACGGTCTGCGTGCACTCCTAAAAGGTTTCTTAAACAAGGACGACTCCCCGGAGCGCGTCCAGCTTCGGCGGGAGTTTGAAGCGGGGCACCCCATGACGGGGCCGGGGGGCCTGCGCTGGAAGCTGGGAGCCATCGATATGGAGTTCTTTGGGCGGGCCTACTTCCCCCACTACTTCAGCAAGCCCTCCCCGGAGTTTCACCGGGAGTTGGACGCAATCTGGCAGCAGGGTGTGCTGAAGGGGCGCTATCCCCTGACGGCGGCGGACACCAAGATGATCAGCCGCCTGCCGGGAACACGCCGGGCGGTGGCGGCCCCCCGTGGACACGCCAAGTCCACCAACCTGACCTTTAAAGGCACGATGCACTCTACCCTGTACGGATACAAGCACTATCCCATCATCATTTCGGACAGCTCCGAGCAGGCAGAGGGCTTCCTGGACAACATCCGGGTGGAGTTTGAGGAGAACACGGCGATCCTGGAGGACTTCGGGGTGCTGGCGGGCAGCGTGTGGCGCAGCAATGTGCTGCTGACCAAGACTAACATCAAGATCGAGGCCATTGGCAGCGGTAAGAAGATCCGTGGCCGGAAGCACCGGAATTGGCGGCCCGACCTGATCATCCTGGATGATGTGGAGAACGATGAGAATGTGCGGACGCCGGAGCAGCGCAAGAAGCTGAAGGACTGGTTTGACAAGGCGGTAAGCAAGTGCGGCGATGACTACACCGACATTATCTATATTGGCACCCTGCTCCACTATGACAGCCTGCTGGCCAAAACGCTGACCAACCCGGCCTACCGCTCCATCAAGTACAAGGCGGTGATCCAATTTTCCCAGGCGGATGACCTGTGGCAGCAGTGGGAAACCATCTTCACCGACCTGTCCAACGATGACCGGGAATCTGAGGCGCTGGCCTTCTTCCAGGCGCACAAGGAGGCCATGCTGGAGGGCACCCAGGTCTTGTGGGAGGAAAAGCTGTCCTACTACGACCTGATGGTGATGCGGGTGTCGGAGGGCGAGGCATCGTTTAACTCCGAGGAGCAGAACGAGCCGATCAACCCGGATGACTGCCTGTTCATGGAGGAATGGTTTGACTACTACAACGAGGCGGAGGTCAACTTCGGCGACCCGGCCTTCGATTTCTTTGGGTTCATCGACCCCTCGCTGGGCAAGACCAAGCGGAGCGACTTCTCCGCCATCGTCACCCTGGCCAAGCACAAGGGCAGCGGGTATATGTATGTGGTAGACGCGGACATCGAGCGGCGTCACCCTGACCGGATCATCGCGGATGTGCTGGCCAAGGAGCGGTGGCTCCGGGCCAGCTTCGGGCACGGCTACCGGAAGCTGGGCGCGGAGACAAACCAGTTCCAGTGGTTCCTGAAGGAGGAGCTGGCCAAGGCCAGCGCCAAGGCCGGGCTTTACCTCCCAATCGAGGAGGTGCAGCAGACCAGCGACAAGGTCATGCGTATCCAGACGCTGCAGCCGGATGTAAAGAACAAGTATATCAAATTCAACCGCCGCC